CTGGTGGAACAGGACCAGGTTGGGTAATGTGTAATGGAGGTAACAATACACCTGATTTAAGGAGTAGATTCATAGTTGCTGCTGGTGTGGGTGGTAATTACTCACCAGGAGCTACAGGTGGTGCTGATAGTGTAACTCTTACTTCTGCCCAAATGCCCTCACACTATCACTTTGCATTTAGTTCAGGAAATGTTGGTCATCTAAGGAATACTTCTAATCTAAGTTCCACTAATTATCCAGCTAGTGGTACAGGTCCATCAAACCTCAATGAAGCATATAATATTTCCGCTGGATATTCACCAAATGTAGGTAGAACATCAAATGCTGGAAGTAGTTCCTCTCACGAGAATAGACCTCCATACTATGCACTTTGCTTTATTATGAAAACGTGATATAATAGTATTGTAATGAAATTTTGTTATGTTTGACCCACAATTAAATAATCCTGAACTTTTTTTGAACAAAGATTTTATTGGGGTATGGGATAATGTTGTTAAAAATGATTTTAATAAACTTGTTATAAAATGGATTGATGAGTCAACTCAAATATGTCCGAGAAGCAATATAGGTGTTAAGGATTCACAGGTGGATATCGCTGCTTTTAATCCACAAATGTCAAATCACATCATGCAAGCAGTTAGGTTGTGTCTTTTAGAATATATTGATTGGTATCCATTTTTAAAAAATTATAACTATCATAGCACTACTTGTGTTTTGCAAAAAACAATACCTACAGAAGGATATCATAGTTGGCACTCAGAGGATAGTCCTCAAACCAATTCATCCAGAACTTTAGTTTGGTCAGTGTATTTCAATGATGTTGAAGAAGGTGGTGAAACTGAATTCTTATATCAGAAACAAAAAATAAAACCAAAAGCAGGTCGAGTAGTAATATTTCCTGGCTCCTTTACACATCTACACAGGGGTAATCCTCCTTACACAGAAAAATATATTGCGACTGGATGGTTAGCTAGTAATGATATCGGTGCAACAAATCTTATTTTATAATATAAATATCTAGAAATACATATAAATGGACGATTTCTCTCTTATCAAAGAAAAATTTGGAACTGATTACGTAGGTGCACTTCGTTATCTAAGAGATATCTATTTGAAAGAAAGTGATTGGACACAATTAACTGACTCACCTTTGACAGATTCAAAAAAAATTGAGTGGAAAACATATCGTCAAAGTCTAAGAGATCTACCTGCAACTGAAGCAGATCCAGAGAACGCAACTTTTCCTACAAAACCATCTTAAATGGCAGCATTCGATTTTCCAAGCAATCCCAGTAATGGCGATACTTATACAGCGAACGGTGTTACGTTTGTGTATGATAGCTCTAATGGTGCTTGGAAAAAAAATCCAGCATCACTTACTAAAGGTGATAAGGGTGAACCATCTACTGATAAAGGAAATAAAGGTGATAAAGGAGATAAAGGTGAGACTATAAAAGGAGAAAAAGGTACAGCAGGTGCTGACAACTCCACTAAAGGTCAAAAAGGTGAACCAGGTGCTGATAACTCTACTAAAGGTAATAAAGGTGATAAGGGTGATAAAGGTGATAAAGGACAAAAGGGAGATGATAACTCCACTAAAGGTCAAAAAGGTGAACCAGGTACTGGTGGAAGTGTGAGCATCAATAATGATGCTAATGATAGAGTTATCACTGCGGGGGGTAGTGGGACACTTAATGCAGAGGAACACTTAACTTGGGATGGAGCCACTCTTCTAACTGATCATACAAGTGGTAAAGTTGAGTTGATTCCAAGTAATGGTTGTATAGAAATTACAAGAACTGCTGGTGGTGCATTTATCGATTTTAAAAATTCTAAAACTGAAGATTTTGATGTAAGAATACAACAAGAAGGAACCTCTGATAAATTAATAGTGTATAATTATGCACAAACTGGTGGTGATTTAGAAGTTACGGGTAATATTATTAATAAAGCTGTTCCAAAAGCATTTGTAAATTTTCATGGAGGAACTAATACGAATGGTAATTGTACTATGAGAGATGCTTACGGTGTTTCATCAGTTAGTGATAATGGAACTGGTAATTATACAGTTAATTGGTCTTCAAATTTTCCTAACGTAAATTATACTGTTACCGTTAGTCATAGTCAAACTCCTAATAATGGTTCAACTCATGGAATTTTATATACTAATGGATTTGCTGTAAATTATGTAAACGTTATAAATTTTGCTGACGATAGTGGTGTAAATTTAGTAGATAAAGATGTTGTATGTGTTGTGGCTCGTACCACTCATACATAAATAATCAAAAAGATATGGCAAACTCTGATAAAAGAATAGTTTACGAAAATGATGATGGGAGTATTGTTGTTATGACTCCAGCAGATAATTGTGGATTAACTGTTGAACAGATACAAGCAAAAGATGTACCTGCTGGTAAAACATCATACATAGTCAATAGTACAGAAGTTCCTACTGATCGTAGTTTTAGGGACGCTTGGACATATACACCTTAAAGTTATGGGATTTGGTATTGACATGGCGAAAGCCAGAGAAATTCATAAGGCAAATATAAGAAGAGCAAGAGAGCCAAAACTTGCAGGACTTGATGTCGATTTTCAAAGAGCACTTGAAACATCTGCTGATACAACTACAATCATTGCAAATAAACAAGCATTAAGAGATGCACCTGCTGCTGCTGGTATTACTACTGCTGCAAATACAACAGAATTAAAAGCACAATGGGATACAAGTATACTTGGAACAAGTCCGTACTCTTGATTTGACAATTTTCATACATATGATATAATAGGTTATTCATAGACAGACATGGACGACTTTGTTCTACTTGTAGAAATTGATGTTTGTTCTCGTTCTTTTGTTCTCTTAAGTGAAAATGGTGATGAAAGATTGATTTGTTGTGAGACAACTGACGAGTTCATGAGGATATTAAGAGTATGTGATCAATTACTTCCACCAGACGCAATTATTTACAAGGAATTAGCAACACAGAAGGACAAGTAAATAAATAATGACTTGACTAGGAAGCTAAATAGACCTAGTATTGTATGGTTTCGCCACCAAATTTATAGTAGATAAAAAAGATGCCTCTTAATAAGCTAGAGAATTTCATAAAGAATGCAGAAGGACGTATACTTTATGTGAATCCAAATGATCTTGATTCAACCGATGGTATTGAAAATCAAGGAAACTCCTTAACGAAACCCTTTAAAACTATACAGAGGGCATTAATCGAAGCAGCAAGATTTTCATACTTGAAAGGTAATGATAATGATTTTGTAGAGAGAACAACTATACTTTTATTTCCAGGCGAACATATAGTAGATAATAGACCAGGTTTTGGTATTAGATCTGAGTCAGGGCAAGCAAAGGCAATTAGTCCAGGTGGAGCATCTACAGGAGCAATCAATACTTTTTCACTGACATTAGATTCAAATTTTGATTTAACGCAAGAAGATAATATTCTCTATAAATTTAATAGTGTAAACGGTGGTGTTGTAATACCTAGAGGTACATCAATTGTTGGATTAGATTTAAGAAAGACAAAAATAAGACCAAAATATGTTCCAAACCCAACAGATAATGATGTAAAACATAGTGCAATATTTCGTATAACAGGTGCTTGTTATTTCTGGCAGTTTACAATTTTTGATGGTGACGAACTTGAAACAGTTTACACTGATCCTCTCAATTTTGGTTCAGTAAACAAATCAAAACCAACATTTTCACATCATAAATTAACTTGTTTTGAATATGCTGATGGTATTACAAAGATAGAACAATATAGTGAACTAACAGATCTAGATATTTACTATAGTAAATTATCAAACGCTTACAATAAAGCATCTGCTAACAGGGAGATTACTCAAAAATACCCATCTTCTCCAAAAGGATTTGCTCCACAAAGACCTGAATTTGAGATTGTTGGTGCGTTTGCAACTGATCCACTCAATGTTACATTAATTGAATCTGGAGATGGTGCTACACCAGGACAAGTTGTCACAGTATCAACCTCTGTGCCTCATAATTTAACTGGTGGTACTCCAATCAAAGTTAGAGGTGTTAATGTTGCTGATTATAATATTTCAACAAAGGTTTCAAGTGTAATAAATGAAACTAAATTTACTTATCTATTACCATTTGTTAGAGGCAATTTACCTGCTGGCGAAGCAGGTGGATTAAGTTCTGCGAACGCACAGGTGTTAGTTGAGACTGACACAGTATCAGGAGCATCACCATATATCTTTAACATATCATTACGTTCAGTATATGGTATGCAGGGTATGCATGCTGATGGTAAGAAGGCAACTGGATTTAAGTCAATGGTTGTGGCACAGTTTACCGCTGTATCACTACAAAAAGATGATAGAGCATTTGTCAAGTACGATAAAACAAATCGTAGATATAGTGGAATTGTTTTCTCTAAACAAACAGGTGAATTACTTTCATCTGAGTCTTCATCAACAAATCCAGAGACTGTATACCATTTAGACCAAGAAGCAAATTATAGAAAGGGATTCCGTACAACTCATATCAAAGTGTCTAATGACGCTGTTGTACAGATAGTATCTGTGTTTGCGATAGGTTTCCATAGTCATTTCAATATGATAAATGGTGCTGATGCTTCAATCACTAACTCAAACTCTAACTTTGGTACATTTGCACTTGCAGCAGAGGGATTTAAGAAGGAAGCGTTCGCAAAAGATAACAAAGGATTCGCCACATCAATTATTACCCCTCGCTCAGTTGTAACTGCGGAGCAAGATATTGAGTATCTTCAACTTGATGTATCAGAGACAACATCATCTAGAGCTTATTTGCTTGGATATAGTGATGAAACTTTACCACCATCACATTTTGCTCAAGGATATAGAATCGGTGCAAAGGTAAATGAACAATTATACATTACCAAAGGTGGAGCAACGGTTCAAGCGACCATTGTGATGGCAAAGGGAGCAACTAATTCCACCACAGGCACAGTATTTACATCGGAGAAAACATATAAAGGTATTCACAGTGTTCCAACTTCCTCAATAAAATCTTTCTATAAATTTAGACAAAATCATGAACTAGAAAGTGGTGAAAGTGTAAGAGTTATATCTGACTCAGGAAATCTACCAGAAAATATTGACCCACACAGAGTTTACTATGCAATCACAAGTACAGTTAATACTGCACTAGCAGGTGATGAAATACAATTAGCATCTTCCTTTGCAAACTCACAAAATGGAGTGTTCATAAATTCTGTGTCTAACGGTGAAGAATTTAATATTATTAGTAGAGTGTCGGATAAAAAACCAAATGATGCTGGTCATCCAATCCAATATGATAGTACGAAAACACAGTGGTTTATCCATACAAGCACATCTGGTAATAGTATTCACAATGGTTCATCAATATATTCTGGTGCTGATGACAGGGATATCAGTTTCATTCTTAGAAACGAAGATAATCGTGGATTAGATGATAAGATATACAAAATACGATATGTTGTTCCCAAAGAATTGAGAAATGGTAAGGATCCAAGTGATGGATTTGTCTTACAAGATTCAAGTTCAACCAACGTATCTTCAAACACCGACTTTACAAAGACGGAGATTACTGCTAATAATTTTGACTTTGAACGAAATACTAGATTTATATCTAATGCTGTATTTGTTAGTGGTCCTCCTGCAAAGGCAGTCGTAAGAACAGATAAACCTCATAATTTAAATGTTGGGGATCAAGTCATAATAAGAAATATTAAATGTGATAATAACCAGAATGGTGTTGATGATAAAGGATTCAATGGCACATTCATTGTTACTGACAGAGATAACAGTAAAGAATTTAGATACTCAAACGTTGATGTTGAGGGTGTTGCTCATTCAATGGGTACATTTATTAATACAACATCTACAAGAGATAATCAACTCCCTAGATTTGATCGAAATAATAACCAAGAAAACTTATTTGTTTATAGATCAACAGTCATCACACCATATATTGAGAACGTACAGGATGGTATCTATCACTTATTTGTATTAAACTCTAATAATAAGATGGTTGATACATCAAATGAGTTCTCTGAAGATAAGTTTAATCAAAATATTGTTAATTTATATCCAGAATATGATCGTGATAATATTAATGATAATCCACCAGAGGCAAATTCATTTGCTAAAAATTTCCCAATTGGTGAAGTTGTAACAAATGATTTAAAGAAAAGTATAACAAGAGAAACTACAAATAACTTTTTAAGTGGATTTGAAATTAGTAATACTATTTCATCAATATCACTTAATGGTGCCAATACTCTTGCAACACTTACATTTGATAAAGAGCATAGTTTTGAAGCAATAAAACATATTTCATCATTAACTGGTGGTTCTGGACACCTACCTGCATCAGGTCAAAAGACATATCATAACGTTAAATTATTAAACGACACTTCTACTCCATCTAATTCTAATTGGGATGGTGCTACCGCAGATGTTACTGTTCAAAATGGTGTTGCTATCGCTGCAACAATGACTGCTGGTGGTTCGGGGTATAAAAATGGAGAACAATTATATTTTGATAGTTCTGATGATGTAAGTGGAGGTATTGGTGGTAACGCTAGTGGATTTGTTGTCACGTCAATCGCTGGTATATCAACTGCAGATGGCAACTATGTTCAAATCACTGGTATTTCAACTGGAACAGATTCTTATCATAGAATAAGTAGCATCACCTCCAAAAATGCAATATCAATTCATAAAGAAACCACTGATTTATTACTAAATGGACAACAGGTCATTGATTTAGGACCTTGGTCTGCTGTTGGAAGTGCTACTACAACATCTGGAACCACTACATTCAATACAACTGCAGCACACGGATTACTTGTTGGTAATTCCTTTAGAGTATTGAATGCAAGTGATCAAAGTCTTGGAGATTTTATTGTTAAGACAGTAACAGATGTAGATACATTTACTGCAGATACCAAAACCGATTTAGCATCACCTTTATATATTTTGAAGCACGGATTATCTGCTAATGATGCAGCATCAAATGTAGGTGAAGAGAATATTGGTGTTAGAGGATTATCAATTTATGATCACGACTATCTAATAGCAAACGAAGATATTGATAAGTCAGAGACCAGTATTCAAATACTACTACCGAATGGTGATACGATTGGTGAAAATATTTTATCACGTTTTCCTATAGGTTGTTATGTACAGGTTAATGATGAAATAATGAGAGTGGCAAAAACCACATTAGGAGCTGGACAATCAATCGAAGTTATTCGTGGTGTATTGGGTAGTAGAAATAGTACTCATAAGCAGTTTGCACATCTTAAAAAAATCAAACCATTACCTATTGAATTAAGAAGACCATCTATTTTAAGAGCTTCAGGTCATACATTTGAATACGTTGGTTATGGTCCAGGTAATTACTCTACTGCTCTACCTCAGTTACAGAACAGAACACTTAGTGAGAGGGAGGAGTTCCTATCACAAGCACAAGAAACATCTTGCGGTAATGTTGTTTACACTGGTATGAATGATAAGGGTGATTTCTATATTGGAAATACAAAAACATCATCAGCGAGTGGACAACAAACAACATTCGATATTCCTGTACCAACAATCACTGGTGAAGATCCTAATCGTTTAAGTTTAGTTGCTGACGAAGTTATTGTTAAAGAAAGACTACTTGTAGAGGGTGGTTCATCTAAGAATATCCTATCGCAATTTGATGGTCCTGTCACATTTAATGGATCTCTTAGATATAACGATAATGTAACCATTCAAGGAATCACAAATATTAATAATACTCAAAATTCAACAAGCACAACTGATGGTGCTTTGGTTGTTAAGGGTGGTATTGGTATTGGTAAAGATGTTTTCATTGGAGGAGACATAAACGGTACTGGTGAATTTGATGGAAATAGTAACATTTCTGGATTCAATAATGTCACAGCGACTAATTTCATTGGTGATGGAGCTCAACTAACAAATACTGGTGCAACTTTATTTGCATCAGGCACAAACGGAGATACACAAAGAGTTGTTTTAACTCATTTAACATCAGGTACGATGACTTTGGGTACAACTGATGCCCAGTTAACGTTTACAGCATCTACTAATACACTTAGTTGCACTAACTTTAATGGTTCTTTTTCAGGTAATGTTTCTGGTAATGCAGCAACTGCTACACTAGCATCAACTGTTACTATCACTGGAAATAATACTAATAACGAAACTGTGTTCCCAGTGTTTGTAGATGGTGCCACTGGTACACAGGGACTTGAGACGGACACAGGATTAAAATATAATCCTAGTACAGGTACATTTGAGTCTAATCAATTCATAGCAGGTAATATCAGAATGAATGTCGCTCTAGACATAATTGATACACTTCCATCATCTAATCTAAATCTTAAATT